AATGGATGTGACTTTGTTTTTAATATTAGGAAGCATCAAGAATGCCTCCTAAGCGATACAATTTTCGTGCTCGTAAGACTCCGGTCGTTTGGGTAGATGATGACACCCTTAAGACCAAAAAAGAGGAGGAAGACCAAGACGATTCAGACTATATTCCAGAAGATGAAGAAGAAACCGAAAATGAAAACGAAGATGAAGACGAAGATGAAGATGACGATGAAACTGAAGATGAAACTGAAGATGAAGAAGAATCAACACTCAAACTCCCCAAAGGCGCAAAAGTCTCAGTCAAGCTTCATATTCATCAGTTTGCAGGTGGTAAGGGTAAAGGTCGAGTTGATATTGACGAAAAAAGTGATGATGAATCTGAAGAAGAACAAGAAGAAGACTTCATTGCCCACTTGATGGACAAGTATGTTCGTCCTGAACGAGGAATGTCACCTGCACGTCGTCAAGGAAGAGGCCGAAAAGGTCGTGAAGATCCTGAAGAACCAGCTTTGGCTCTGAATGAAGAGGAAGAGGATTACTTTGAAGATCTTTCAAAATCCAAGAAGCGAAAGCTCAACGAAAAGATGAAGGGCCTTGCAAAGTTAGTGTCTGATGGTGAAGTTCCTTACAAGTTCAGAGTGCTTGAACTTCCAATTTCAGATCAACTCAAGGCATCTGTCATTCGTAAAATTGATATACTCAATGAGATGGATGCCGATGGCGGGGAAGTTCATAAGCTAAAGACTTGGGTGGATGGATTCCTTCGTATTCCATTTGGAAATATTGTTCCTCTTCCAGTCAAGTTCTCTGAAGACCGAGCAGGATGTTCAAAATTCTTAGCAGATACTCAGGTCACAATGGACAATGCAGTCTACGGAATGAATGCAGCCAAGGCACAGATCATGCAAATCGTGGCTCAATGGATTGCAAATCCAACCTCTGTTGGAAACGTGATTGCTTTGAAGGGTCCTATGGGTGTAGGTAAAACATCCTTTGCAAGACATGGTGTAGCTGAAGTGTTGAAGCGTCCATTTGAGTTCTTCTCACTAGGCGGTGCATCCGATTCTGCAAACTTTGTAGGTCACTCCTATACCTATGAAGGAGCAACTTGGGGTCGTATTGCAGATGCAGTGATGTCCGCACGATGCATGAATCCAGTGATCTACTTTGATGAGTTGGACAAAGTTTCTACAACTGCACACGGTGAAGAGATCATTTCAATGCTCATCCACTTGACAGATCGATCACAGAACTCTCATTTCCACGACCGATACTTTGCGGGAGTTGATTTCGATTTGAGTCAGTGTCTGTTCGTGTTCTCCTTCAACGATGAGACCAAGATTCATCCAATCTTAAAAGATCGTATGCAAGTCATTACTTGTTCAGGATATACAGCTGAAGACAAGAAGGTCATTCTTGGACAATACATTTGGCCTCAAGTTCTGAAGCGTCTCAACATGGAAAAGGATTTGAGCATCACAGATGAAGCAGTCAAGTTCATGATTTCAGAGTACTCAAACGAGGAGGAAGGTGTACGTGTTCTGATCCGATCTGTTGAAACATTAGTCACTCGCATCAACCTTCTAAGGATTGCTGATGAGAAGACCGCAAAGAGTTATCCATTCTACAAGGCAGTCAAGTTGCCTATGTCCATTACACCCGATGATATCAAGGCACTCTTGGTTGAATCTAAGGTAGTGAATGAATCATGGCGTCACCTATACACTTGAATCCAATCTTCATCCTTAATCTGAAATGAAATTTCAGAGAGATTATCATCTAATGTCGAGTAAATACAGGTAATCGTTTTTCCTTTTACTCGAATATTACTACAGAACTCTACATAAGTAGAATGAAACAAGAATGGAATTGAAATACGTTTGGGTCTGAAACTTTCTGCATCAATCACAACAATACAGCTAAAATAGTTTCTAGGATGTTCTCCAATGACAAAATGTGTTAGAGCCCACCACTCATTTTTAACCTTTGCAGGAGCACCTGAACCACGCAAATGACGGAAGAACCAAGGTGTTGGATGTCTTGTATGAATGTCTAGTTTGGAGCCACGATACTTTCCAACTTGAAGAGGAAACCAATGATAAATCACATCATCCGTTCCTGATAATGCAAGCCAGTTCTTCTCGCAATAGGATCCTGTAGGAGATTCCATAATAATGCAATCACTATACTTTCCAGTATCTGGATCATATTTTCCACGCATCATTGCGTGATAAGGGACATACTCAGCAACCGTTGCAGCAAATCTTAGTTCACCCAATGAATCTCTATAGATACGAACATCTTCAAGACCTTTTACACGTGCTTCAATTTTTGAAAGATTCGTTGAACTATCATCCATCAATGTCACTTCTTTAGTAATTTCATTGTAACATGCGTTCTGTGTCATCACTGGGTTATTTTCTGAATACAACCCATCTTTCATTGTATAGGTTGTGTTTGTATGATTCAGATTGTAGTTAACAAATCGAATATTATGATAGGGTTCTGAGATTGAAACATGCGATGGATGGAAGTTAGGTCCAAATAGATCACGTTGAATTGGATAGGGAGTTGACTTACCTTCTAAGATTTCAATGTAAAATTTCATATTTGAATATACACTGTCTAGAAAGGGTTTATCTGACAATAAATACTTCATCAACCCACGCAAGGCTTCACGTTTAGTTCCAAGTGTATAATATCGACATACAGTCTCTTCATAGTCAAAGAGTCCAGTATAGACATCTCGTTCAATAAAGAGAGAGTCTTGTGACATAGGAATATTCTTACCAATGCGAATGTAGTGCATTGCTTTAAAAAACTCACCTTTGATACGAAGATGTTTAACTAGATGGTACAAAGCTTCAGCACGCTTAGGATAGAATGCATATCCTTTTTGCACCCATTCTTCAAATAGAATTGGATTATTTAGATTTTCATAGCTTTTGGCAATCATATAATGAGAATACCAAACTTCTTCAAACCAGCCTCCCATTTCAATGCGTTTTTTGTAGTTTTCAATAGCCTGTTCCCACTTTCCCATTGAATGATAGGTTTGTGCCAAATAGAACCAATATCGAACATTCTCTGGTTCATCTTGAACACCTTTAAGAAGAAGGGCTAAATCACGAGGAAACTTATTGTCTTTACATCCACCATCATTTTGGTCGTCGATGTAGCAGATATCTTTTGAAATTGGCTTACAATCTCCATCCCAATATTCATGAGTTACACCACGACAAATCCAATCGTAATCCATTCTAACAAGACGTGTGTTTGGATAATCTAAATTTCCAGCAGATTGAATTAGAGTATATCCAAGTTCTCCAAGTGATTGTTCTTTAAGTTTTCCCGGAACAAAGACCATATCACCATCTAAAAGCAATCCATAGGTTTGATTGAGATCCCATTTCTTTGCTTTACAATAGTTTTGAGCATTCTTGAAACTGAGTGTGCGATTATGTCCAAAGTCTTTCCAATCACATAGTTCAATAGCTCCTTCATGCGTTACTAAAAATTCAGAAGCAAGATCCACTGTCTTGTCTGTTGAGCCTGTATCTGTAATCACATATGCATCGACTAGTCCCTCAACTGCACTCAAGCACCTTTTGAGGATCTTTTCTTCATTCTTGACCATTAAAATCAAGACGAACTTTGGCATCTGCGTCCGTATTGTCTTTCTCCGAATCGTTCTGTCTAAGTAAATGAGTTCAGAGTTCGTTAAGCAATCCCTTCGTGAGAATCTGAGTCGCACCCTCATCCCACATGTCGCCGATGGTCTTTGGTCTATTTATGACAATGCAAAGACTGCATGCATTCGTAATAAACAACCCGGTGAAACCCTCAAAACATTTCAGAACCTTTTGACCCGTATTCCTCAATGGACCGATGAAATCTTGAATGCTGAAGTTGCTCGTATTGAAAAGGTCTCAAAATGCGAATACATGGAAGATTTGCTGCTCGGTGTGTTTGTGAGCTATATTCGTGCATTTGCTTCTCTTCAGCAATCGGATGAAGCTCATGTGAATATTGAGTTTGATCGTCCTTCTCTCTCCAAGTTCATTTTCACACTCTATAAAGCAGCTGCTAGAAAGTGCTGGTCAAATGCTTACATGTTCAAGACCATTGATGTTTCATCTGAACAACAATCTCGTAACCGTCGTGATATTGAAACAATGTTAAGTGGAACTTTAGATGAAGTTGTAGATAGTTTCATTCCATGGAAGGATATTAGCAAGGCCTATTTTCATGCAAAGTCTGTTCCTGAAGGACAAAAGAGACCTGATACACCAATTCCTCCTAAACCTGAAGTAGTTGAAGAACCTAAACCTTCATTAACATTTGGTGAATCTGAAACAGTCGAGTTTGAGACAGATGATGAAGATGATGAAGAAGAGCGACCAAGATTGACAATTGGTGAAGACATGAAGCTTGAATTAAGTGATGATGAAGAAGAACCTGCCGCCGAACCTACAGGGGTTGTCAAGTTGGATATTTAGTGCGTCTAAGTATCTCTAAACCAATCCACATTGAAAATCAAATGGAATACCAGACTCTTGCGATGATTGTAGGTGCCGTAATGATTGTGGCTGCTTTATTGTATGTTTTAGATCGCCGTGCAAAAACCCAGCCGGTTGATTACACAGATCTAAGTAAGATTGTAGCAGGTTCAGGAGTTCTAACAAGTGGTGTATTGTATTCTTTAGGAACTGAAGCTGGTTCAGATGTTGTAGAAACAGTTACCTCTGCCGCATCTGCCGCTCAGGAAATGTTTGTTGGTAAGCCAGAGTTTTAAGCTTCAATAATCAATGCATCTCCTAACTGTGCTGCAGAAGGTGTAGCGCGATACTGAGTCATGCGTCCTATTTCCTTTTTTGGAACTGCTGAATCTCCACAATATCTCACAATCGCCTTATACAAATCAAATCCGTGGTAACGATCATGATTATCCATCTTTTTGCGGAACATGACTGAAGTTCCATCAGTCTGTTTCATCCACTGCATAAATAATCCAAATAATGGATGGTCTGTCTCCTCCTTCGGTCCTTTGGGAAACATATCCCAAAAGACTGACGTAGCAAATCTAACTAAATCAAAGGATGAAGATGCACTGATGTGAGGATGTTTATTATTATAGAAAGGCTCCATGTTGTATTGTCCTCCTGCTTCTTCATCTTCCTGAAATTGGCTGCTCATAAACAATTTGGACTCTTTTAATCCAGCTAAACGAACATTCACAATAGCTCTATCAAAGTCAATAAGTTTGATAATGTATCCGAATGTAGGAACTTTATACGGTTGAGATCCATGTTGGTAGATCAAATGAGTTTGAGTTGTCTTCACATACATCACATTGTTTCCGTGGAGATCATTGTGAGTGAATCCAAAGTTACGCTGAGCATACGCTAAAGCAAACACAATTTGTGAAACCCAAGCAACATGTTTTTCGGATTCAGGGTGTTCTTTAAGAAGATCATAAAATGTGCCTTCACAAGGCTCCATCACAGTGGTTACAACAGGAACATTCTTAAAAGTAGCCCATGCAAATGGTTCTGGATCTTCATTATCTTGATCTTCATCTTCATCACTGAACAGATCTGAACAACCACAAGATTCAATTTCATAGACATCGTCTTCATCCGATTCATCATCTTCCTGCTCAGGTGATTCGGAAGAAGCCATATCATAGGCTTCAACTTCACCCTCTTCATCTGGTGTCAAAACTGTTTCTACATCCATCTCTTCAATGTCATCTAATTGAATCTCATCTGCAGTTTCCATAGGAATACGAGCTCTTCGTGTATGACTGAACTCAGCATCATGCCCTTCTGTTCTAAGCTTAAGTTCAAAGGTCTTTCCAATTTTATCTGCAAACCAAGATTTCTCAGTTAAATCTTCATAGTCATCTGAAATATCAATTGTATGAGAGTCTGACAGACCAACATAGACACCATAGACTTTAGGAAAATGTTCACATCCAGATTCAGAGAGTACAATCGATGTAATTGCTCCTACATAGGCAGCCGTATGAGGACTTTGCATACGTTCTTGCATATCATCTGCAACATCGGTTCGTTTAGGAACTCCAAAGGATCCGTAATCTCCTCGCATCGTTTTGAAAGGTGATAAAATCATCGTCGTCTTGCGATGAACTGGAATCGTCTGACCTGCTACTCTAACATGATCACCATCTATAATCGATTCAATCGGATTTCCAAGCTTAACTCCATATTCATGAATTCCAGCAATCGTATCAGTCTTAAAAAGCTTCTCAAGACACGGAAAAAAGGGTTGTAACGAGTTCATGGACCAATGCGTTCCATCTAACTTCGGCATTCGTTGAAGTTTAAGTGTCAAGGGAGTTGTTTTCAAATCTTTTCCCATTATGAAATGTCTCGGTGATGAATGTGAAAAAATAAACGACGGGGAGAACAAGATGAATTTCCAGCTCAAAAAGTTCAACATGGATATGATCAAAGACCGATGTGGAATGGATTCTCGTAAAAGTCCTATGATCGTGATCATTGGAAAGAAGGATACCGGTAAATCGTTCTTAGCTCGTGATTTGCTATTTAATGTCCAAGACTGCTTTCCTGCAGGTCTCGTTATTTCTCCTACTGAAGCAGTCAACGAGTATTTTCAGTCTTTTGTTCCTTCTAAGTTGATTCATGACAAATATGAACCTGCAAAAGTTCAAAACTTTATCAAGCGACAGTTTGCAGCCAAACAGAGATTTTTAAAATCCAAAGCAAGTGGAGCTCCATTTGACCCTCGTGCATTCATGATTTTAGATGACTGTTTGTATGCTGCAAAAGAATGGATCAATGAAGAATCTACACGGTTTGTATTCATGAACGGTCGGCACCTCGATATGATGACGATTATCACCATGCAGTATCCTTTAGGTATTACGCCTAACTTGAGAACCAACGTAGATTTCGTATTCATTCTTCGTGAGAATATCCTAGGCAATCGTCGTAGAATTTACGAGAATTACGCAGGTATGTTTCCAACTTTTGAAATGTTCTGTGATTTCATGGATCAGTGCACAGAAAACTATGAAGGACTAGTGATTTGTAACAATGTTGCTTCAAACAAGTTAGAAGATCAAGTATTTTGGTATAAAGCATCTGAACACCCACCGTTCAGACTTTGCGATCAGTCTTTGTGGGCTGATAACAGACCTTTCCAGTCAGCTATGCTAGCCGCCGATGAGTATAACGCCTCTTCTTTGAGGAAGAAAAACGCCGCACCCTCCGTGTGGGTAAGGAAGGAAGGCGGCCGCGACTAGAACCACCAAATCTTCTATAATGTCTTTCAACAGCAGGAGAATTATAATTGGATAGTTCTTTTAATAGTTTTTCATGATTACTAGAATCTCCGTTAAGTATTTGTTCGATTATTGGACTATAATACTCAGGATCAATAAACATTTTCGATCCTAGTGCTGGATACTTCCCTGTATAATATTGAAAAGCTTTTAGTTTATTTTTTCTAATATCCTCTTTAGAAACAGCATCTATATCCATATCATAAAAATAAGCATCACTATTTTTTGAACGAACAGCTTTTGTATAAGCATCTCGTTTTTCTTTATCTTCTTTATCTTTGGCTTTCCGACTATCAGCTTTCTTTTTAGCTTTTCTTTGTTCATCTCTTATTTGAGCAGCTTTCTCAGCCGCAACTTTCTTACGTTCAGCTTCCCTAATAGCAGCTTCAGCTGCCTCTTTGTCATATCTTTTTTGAGCAGCTTGCTGACTAGCATATTTCATTCTAGAAAAATGAGTAGATTCTTTATCAGCTTTCTCACGAGCAGCTTGCTCACGAGTAGCTTGCTCACGAGTAGCTTGCTCACGAGCAGCTTTCCATTTAGCATAACTCTCACGAGAAGCTTCCCGTTCAGCTTGCTCACGAGCAGCTTGCTCACGAGTAGCTTGCTCACGAGCAGAATGTCTAGGTGGAGGTGGAGGTGAAGCAGGTTGTGGAGGTTGAGCAGCTCTCCGTTGAGGTTCCCGAGCAGGTTCCTCCTCATTAGCTCTCCGTTGAGCTTCTTCCTCTTCTTTAGCTCTCTGTTGAGCTTCTTCCTCACGAGTTCTCTGTTCAGCTTCCTGAGCAGCTTGCTGACGAGCAGCTTGCTGACGAGCAGATTGTCGAGGTGGAGCAGACTGTGGGTCTTTTTCTTGTAAATAAATTTCTCTTTTATATCTAGCTGTTTCAGCCTGGGTGTTAGTAGGTTTGTAAGGCCAAAAGGTTTCAAAACAATGTCCGAGTTTTTGAAATTGTTCTGTATCTCCTCCTTTATCAGGATGAAACTTAATACCAGCATAAGTATACATTTTTTTTGCTTGTCCGTAATCAGTTGCTTTTGCGAGTTGTAAACATGCATCATCTGGATTTGCAAAACTATAGGCTCCTCCTATTTGTTTGCGTTTTTTACGGAGTGTCTTTCTAAGACCTCTCATTATTCTAATTAATATATTGTTAATAAATAATGCCTAAGGCCGTAATTCTTTTCAGCTTTAAAAAGGGAGATCCGTCTCCATTACTTCAAGGCTTGACGGATCTTAAGTTCGATCGAAAAGATGGTCGTCGTACCATTTTTTCAAAGGAGTTTTCACTCAATGAAATTGAACTGGAGTTAAATCAACTAAAAGCAGTTAAAGATTCAATTGTAAAAAATGCTACATACCGAATTGCCTCTCCATCTCGTGTTTGGAGACAAGCGTTCAAATCAGCAGGTTTGGATTCTGAAGAAGCTGTACTTCTAGCAGGATTAGCTACTGCTAGAGATGGAACTGTAAGTTCTGTAAATCTTCTAGACTTTGGAGATTCAGCTATGGGTGAAGCAGATATTCCTGAAGCTAGTGCACCAATTGCAACTGAACTTAAACAAGAAGAATCCCAATCTCAAGGAATTGTAGATGATGATTTTGATGTAGACGCACTTGTATCAGGTCTTGCAAACACTAAACTTGGAGGTCGTCGTCGTAAGACCCGTCGTGGCGGTAAGAAATCACGATCGAAGAGTCGTCGTCATTAATCTCTCAAAGCACCTTCACTAGGGTGAATAGGTTTAGAAGCATCTGCTAGTCCATCTTCCAAGGTCTTCTTCTCTTGAGCAGCCTCCAATGCATTGGCCTTCTTGCGTCTCTCGTTTTCTTCCTTTTGAGCCTTAATAGATTCCTCACGTTGCTCAGCAAAGAACAACTCTTTGTTGGACTCGTTCTCCTTGTACTTTCTCATTAACTCATTCAACTCCTTCTCAGCATACTCAACTTCAGGCATTAAATGTTCAGATGGATCCCAAGGTAACCAAGCACCGACCTTACCGATATACAAATTGTCTTTTGGATAACGACGTTGAAGAACCTTAGCAAACATCTGAGTTTCCTCAACGGTTGCAAATGAACGACGAACTTTTACACCACGCATATTGGTTCTGAACTCAACCTTGTTATCATACATCTCCTGAAGCTCCTTCTCGTTTTTGAGCAAGAAGATTTGGTACTGCTCGTGAATATCTGTCTTCTTAACCTCTTCCTTACGCACATTGACATAATCATTAGCATCCTTCAAAAGATCATCAATCTTGACGGAATACTTCTTGGACAGAAAAGCCATGAAGTTTTCAAGTCCCTTAACCTTCCACTCGTAATCCATCCACTCTATGAACTTTTCAAAGAAGAACTCCTGTTTCTGCTTAATCACCTTCTCAGGACTGATGAAGGAAACAACGCAATATTTCTGTGTAGGGATCTCTGGATCTTCGTCCAAGTAATCAATAGGACCATTTTCATCTGCCTTTGGAAGCTCAGTAAGGGGCATTTACTTATTCTTGCGACTTGACCTTAAGTTCTTTCTCCGCAGTGTTTTGCGACGACGCTTTCTACGACCTCCAGTCATTGGTTCAGCACCTGCATCTTCAGTCACGTTTGCAATAAACTTCTCTATTTGCTGAGGAGTTTGATTTGTTAATGGATTTTTCTTTTCTTTTCCAACCCATGATCTTTCAAGAGCTTTCCTTTGAAAAATAAACCGATTGTCCTTATTGATTCGTATAATTTCATCACCTGAACGAATAGGATCCATAGTAATTGGATCACTCCATCCAATCTCTGAACGTTTTAGAGGTAAAGTATCTGATATTGATTCTTTGTTTGATTCATACACATCTTTTAGAAGTTCTATAATTTCTTCTTCGTCTTCATCTCCTGAATAGTTATCTTGATCTCCTGTCTCCTCAAGAATTTCATATTCAGTCATCCATTTACCTTTTTCAGGAAACCAATGTTCAATCTCTAAGTCAATTGAATCACCATATTTGTAATAGCTAAAATAAAGAAATGTTTGATTACTTCTGAATACTGTTCCGTATTCTTTACTAGTTTCAACTGTAATAGTAGGAAATAGAAAAGGAAAAGATTGTTTTAGTCCATTCTTTACAGCTTCTCTATATTCAGGCTTCATGAATACAAGACGTTTTGGATCTGCACCAACAACAAGCATATTCCGCCATTCATTCTCCATTATTTTAACGCAATAGAATAGTATTTTTACCTCTTACGACTTGATCTTAAGTTCTTTCTCCGCAGTGTCTTACGACGACCTGAATATTTCTTTCTATTTGGATGAGGTCCTTGAATACCTGCTTGTTCCTTAAGAATGTCTCCTTGTTGATATGCATTTTTACCTTCAATTCCACTTAACATAGTAGCAATTCTGCTTTCGGCTCCATGAGGTAATCCAGTAAGAGCACCTGTTAATTGAGCATTTCGTACACCTTGACCTTTTTCTCTATATATTTTCCTTAAAATATTCGTAACTTTTGCTTCAATTTCTTTATGTCTCAAAAAGGGCATGTAATCCCATTCACCAACACCTCCATTATCTTTAAAATTAAAAATAAGAGTATATAATGGACCAAAGAAAGGGAAAGGAAAAGTTAGTTTTGTTTTAGGACCTTTAAACAATATTTCTCCGTCTGGGTTCTCTATAACTCTAACAGTAGGAAACAACTCTGGAATTTCTGCTTTCAGACCATTCGCAAACTTTTCACGATATTCTTCTTTCATAGCTAATGCTCCATTGGGTGGTACTATTTCAAACATATCTTTCAACATAAGTCTATCATAACCCTCCATTATTTTAACGCAGTAGAATATAAATGTATGATATCTTCACCACCGCGTATTTGTTCTTCCTTCTCGTTCCTGGTTTCATAGTTACGTTACCTCCTGGTTCAAGTATTATGACTGCTGCAGCCGTTCATGCAATCATCTTCTTCTTGATTCTTCAGTATGTATCCCTTTACGTTCCTTGGTGGTTAGTATGGGTTGTAGGTGTTTCAACCGTTGGATATAAAT